GGGAGTTGTCGATGTCTCTCCTGCGGTTGTCGGGCGGGTAGAGGTCGAGCTCTACTTGAACGGGGCATTTGAATGTCGCATGCCCCGTTCGCCGGGCTACCGCCGTCACGTTCTCCCGGTACTTCCGGCCATCACGGCTGATGAGGACTCTCGGCCCCACGTGCCTGTAGTAATGGTTGAGCGAGGGCGGAAACGGCAGTTCGAGCTCGACCGGCATCACATCCACGGCGGTTTACTGGGGACGCGCGGGGTCTGGGCGGTCGTCGGAGCAGCGGGAGCCTGCTTCGGTTCCGGCCTGTAGTTCGCCTTGGGTTCGTATCCGCGGATGTCGTTGGTGATCTCCCCGGTGTTCTTGTCCTTCCGGCAGTGGACCTTGATGACGAGCGGGAGGTTGTGGAGGTCGATGGAATCGTTCGGGGTGAGGACGTTGACGGCACGGCAGATAGCGGACAGGTCGGCACGGGCCATGCGGACCGCTTCCGCGTTCTGGTTCTCGATGTTCAGGCGGGACCAGAGCTTGCGTCCGGCGAACTCGCCGTCCGTGATCTCGAATTCGAGCTGGAGGTAGCGTCCGGTTCCGGCTCTGGTTTCCTTCATCTCGGAGTCCGTGATGACGGCGATGTATTTCCCTGCGGGGATGGGGTCGAACGCTTTGCTGGGCTCGACGTCGTTGGCGTTGAAGTTGATGATGGCCATGGTAAGATTTCCTTATTTTTGTGTTCAGCACGCGCAGAAAGCGGGCGTGAATTTGGGTTTGATCGGTTTCTTCGGGATGGATGCGCTGACGACAGCGGTTTTGGGAGGCGGGCAGTGCAGGTGTTCGAAGTAGACGAGCTTCGGCATGAAGTCATCGTGGATGATCCTGCACTTCGTCCCTTTCGGGATCAGCCCGCCGCAGAAGTCGCAGAAGTGGTTGTGCTTCGCGACGGAGATGTGTTCGGACATGGTGAATCTCCTTTATGAGGCCGTTGCCACTGCGGGCGCAACGGAGTTTCCATACGCCTGGAGGAAGGCATCCCAGCGAAGCGGAATCTCGTTCGGCAGGCTGAAACGGTTCTTTGCGAGGCAGGCCGGGCTTCCGTTCGTGCGGAGGATGCGTTCGCCGCCGTCTGCCCCGATGGGGGCCGCAATGGCACGGCTGTCGCCGTCCTTGGAGACGCGCAGTTTCTTCGAGGCAAACAGCACGGCATCGACCCACTCGGAGATGAGGCTTGCGGCGTGTTTGTGCAGACGGGGTGCATAGCGGTCGTAGGCGACATTCTCCGGGTCTTCGAAGCGCTCGACCTTGGCATGAGCGAGCAGGATGACCATCATGCCGCGCTTGTTCCGGAGGTCGTCGAGGAGCGCGAGGACTTTGCGCCAGTGAACGAGCGCATCCACATAGCCCTTGCCGTACCCGCCATCCGCCTTTTCAATGGAACGGACGCCGAATTCCTTGCACACCTCGTCGAAGATGAGGCGTTCCAGCCAGTCGAGCGAATCAATGACGACGGTTCGGAAGTTGTGTTCCTCATCGCGAAGGGCGGTCAGCTCGGCGATGACGTCGCCGACGTTCTGAGCAAGCGGGAACTTGCAGGTGTCGATCTCGCCGAGACCGTCCTCGGTCTGGATGAAGACGGGGTCGGGAGCGGATGCTCCGAAGGTCGATTTCCCCACGCCTTCCTGACCGTATACCATGATGCGAGGCGGCTTGTTCTCGCGTCCGGTCTGAATGTTTTTAAGCATTCCCATAGTATGTTCCTTCTTGTGGATATGGATTTTTTTCAGTTGTCCCTGACGACATTGACGGCGACAAGGAAGCTGACCGGGATACCGGCCTCGAAGACAGCCCAGAGTCTGAGGCGTCCGTCGAGGAGCGTGCCGTCGTCGGAGATGACGATGGTCGTGCCATTCGTCTTCCAGAGGCCGGACTTCATCTTCCCGGCGAACTCCTGGATTTTCTCCTCGTCGAGGTCGTCGCAATCGGGGTTCGTCCGAAGCATATCGACGGCCATGCCGGGAGTGATGCTGACGAGCCTGACGGAGATGTTCCCCGCGTCGTTCGCGGGGGCTTCACCTGCGGTGGTCTGAATCTTTTTCTGTTTTTTCATTGTCAGTCGTTTCCTTCCATTGTGAGCTTGTCAAGCTCGGTTTTGATCGTTGCGCAGGCGACTTTGAACACCTCCGCAGCTTGCTCTCCGGCCAGCAGGACGCCGGGATACTTCTTTTTGAGTTCCAGGATGATGTCGCGGAGAGCCTTGATGAGGCCCTTTTGCAGTTCGTCTGCAAACGCGGCTCGGCGTTCGTCCTCATCCCGATATTTGCCGATCTTCCGTTTCTCCATCGTGATGACATACGCCTTGTTGATGGTGAGGTTGCCGGACCTGATGGCTTCCTTGATTTCCTCCGGCGCATGGTCAATGATCGAGCGAATCTTCTCGACCGTCCCTCGCGAAGTGCCAAGGAGCGTTGCGGTTTGTTCTGCGCTTTTCCCGGAGGTGGCTTCGCCCTTTCTGGGGCGTCCGGCTTTCCTGCGCTGATCCAGCGCGGAGATGCATTTCATCAGTTCGGCATCGGTCAGGTTGCGGCGGTTTCTCTGAGAGCCAATGGCATATTTCAGAGCTTCGTCTTCATTTGCGAATTCCTTGAGGACAACCGGGACTTGCGGGAAGCCGAGCTTGATGGCAGCAAGGAGCCGGGTGTGTCCGTCGACCACCGTTAGGTTATGTCCCGACCACACGGCAATCGGATGAGCCCTGTCGAACCCGTACCGTTTCATGCTCTCGGCGATTTTGTCAAGGGTGTCTTCGCGGATCGGGAAGAGGTTTTTGAAGGGCTCCGCCGTGCGGAGGCTGTCGGTGTTCACGAGCGTGGAGATGTAATTCATTTCCGTGAAGATGGATTCGGTCCGATCGTTTTTACGGTTTGTCATAGTCAGTTGTTTCCTTTGAATCTGTTGAGTTCGGCGTCGAGCTTTTCGACGATTTTTTTCCTGAGGGCGACGAGTTCCTTTGCGGAATACCGGATATCAGGGTACTGCTTCAACTCGCGGTCGGTCCGTGCTGCAATGGCGCAGCAGTAGCTGTTTTCCAGGGCGAGCAGGCGGTCGACCTTGATGTCATCGGAATCGGCTTCATTGGAATCCTCTTCCGCGTGTCGCGCGTCCATTGTCGCCTTGTACGCCTTGTTGAGGGAGAGCTTCCCGTCCTTGACTGCGTCTTTGATCTCGTCCGTTGCGTGGTCGCTGACAGTGCGGAGGCGCTCGACTTTCGCGCGGGACACGCCGAGAAGCGCCGCAGTCTGTTCCGCGCTCTTTCCGAGTTTAGCCTCACGTGAGGCTAAACTCTTTGCCGGACCCGTTTTCTTCCTTTTGTCGAGCTCCGTCAGGCAGTTGAGGAGCTCGGCATCGGTCAGATTGCGGCGATTGACCTGCGATTCGATGGCGTATTCCAGTGCTTCAGCTTCGTCCTTGAACTTCTTAAGGATCACGGGGATTCTTGCGAACAGAAGCTTCTGGGCGGCGGCCAGGCGGGTGTGCCCGTCAACGACCGTCAGGTCATGTCCTTCCCACAGGATGATCGGGTGTCCGTTGTCGTACCCTTTGGCTTTCATGCTGGCCATAACGCGCTCCAGGTCGTTCTGCTTGACGGGGAACAGATCCTTGAACGGAGATGCGGTTTTGATTTCCAGCGGGTTTGCCATCGTGGATGTGTCTTGCGTGACAAAAAGGTATTTGTCGAATTTCTCAGTGATGTTGTCCATTAGAGCACCTCAGGAATCGGTTCGGTTGCGTTCCAGCGGATGACGGTCAGGTCGCTGCCGCGGACGTAGGCGTTCCAGACGCGGATGTAGGCGGCGAGGGTTTCCTGAACGGAGAGAGACCGGACGCCAAGACGGTTTTCAAACAGTCTGTTGCGGAGAGTCATGATCGGGTGTTTCATTCCGATATCGGAGCCGGTTTTGAGCGTGTCGAAGAAGGCTTTCAGCTTGTAGCGGTAGGCGGTGTTCTTGCCGATGACGCAGTAGGCAAGCGCCATGTGGGACTTCACGAAGTGGTGTCCGCCGTGTTCGGCAACGTCGGCTGCCAGTTCGATCATGTCCTTGCGTTCGTTGTAGAAATCGCGGAGATCGTTGTTGCTGACGTCCCTCTGACAGGTCTTGGGAGC